TAAAAACGCAGACGGCAGCTATCACGTCTACTACGGCGTGTCCTACGACATGCTGCAGGACGCGGTCGAACAGGGCTTTGTCAGTGCTTCTGCTGTGTGCCCGACGGTGCATAGCTGGGAGGACTGGGGGCTGTTCTGGATAGATGCAGAGATCGCACCGCCGGAAGTGGAAACGCTGATCGAAACTGTCCCCGGCAGAACGGGAGTGCTGGACTATTCCGAAGTGCTTGCGGGAATGCCGGTGTACCATAACCGCACGGTCACGCTGACATTTTGCAAGCTGGGGGCTATGAATCAGTGGCACGAGGACTACAGCCGTATCCTGTCGAAGCTGCACGGGCAGCGGTCAAAGTGGATACTGGATACCAACGCCGGCTATTACTTCGAGGGGCGGTGCAGCGTGTCGTCTGTGCGGGAGGACGGGGCGTACAGCACGTTTACGCTCTCTATGGATGCAGCACCATTTCAAGTGTCGGTACAGGACACCATTTCCGACTGGCTCTGGGACCCGTTTGATCTGGAATCCGGCATCATACGGGAGTATCGGGACATCACCGTCACACAAGAAGAAGCGAATGTCACGGTATACGGCTGTGAAAATACGATTCTGTATCCCACACTGCTGGTGACTGCTGTATCCGCAGGGGACTTGCAGGTGACAACGCCGCAGGGAGCCATTCTGACTTTCCAGATGCGGCAGGGTGAAAACACGTTTGCATCTGCTTTCCCGCTGCGTGCCGGAAAGAACACGGTGCGGTTTCGGTGTAAGAGTACCAACAAGGCGACCGTCGGCATTCAGTTTCGGGAGGTGCGTTTGTAATGGCAGCAGTGTACACGGTCCGGTTTTATCCGTACAAGGTGTATGATAATCAGCACTGGTACACCGGCGAGAAATACCCGTATGCAATGCTGCATGACCCGACACAGCCAGACCGGTTTCTGATGGATACGCAGCTGGAAATTGCACAGAGCAAGTCCGGCAATTTTACGTTTACGATCACCAAGGAAAACCCGCTGTACAGCCGGCTACGGCAGGACATGCAGTGGGAGGTGGCAGTTTTCCGTGACAGTTCCAGATGCATCTGGGCAGGGTATCCTACCGAACGCAGCACGGACATTTACGGCAAGACCATATTCACCTGCGAGGGGGTGCTGGGATACCTGAATCAGGTCTATTTGCCGGCATTCAGCTTTTCCGGCATATCTCCCAGCGAGCTGATCAGACGGGTGGTTTTCAACTGGTACAACACAGAGATTACGCCGGATTCCGGCGAGGACACTTCCAAGAGCCGTCACAAGTGTTTTGCAAACGGCTATATCGGGGATTTTGACACCGATGAAAACGGGAAAGAGCGAAAGATCACCCGTTATACAGACAAGTCATTGACGGCTATGGACATTTTGCAGACCAGACTGGTGGACTACTTCGGCGGCGATCTGCATGTGAAAATGGCAGCGGCTCCGGAGGTGACAGACGAGCTGTGGGAGCTGCACTATCAGTCGCCGGACACGAGCAACATCAATCCGCACACGCTGGAAATCGGGAAGAACGTTGTGGAAGTGGACTATCAGTACGACACCCAAAATTTTTACACTGCACTGGTGCCAACGGACAAAGACAACAACATTCTGGTCACGGCAAACAACGACGTGCAGAGCGTGACAGACGGACACCAGACGATCACCGCCGTGCGGCGGAAAAACAGCGTGATCTTTCGAAACGTGAAGCTGGTGAAGACCTACGGGCTGCTGGTTGGCTTGTATCAGACGGAATCTGAAATTGCAGATTCGGCGAGCCTGATCGGTTCCACGTTGTCGAAAGCGGCGAACTTAAAGCCGCCGAAGGTGTCGTTTTCCGTACACGCCAAGGATACGACAATGCTGACCGGCGATGCACCGCTGGAGATCGGGCAGTATGTGCAGTTCAGCCACCCGCAAAGGACACTGCATGCAATGATGCTGATCTCAAAGATCACCATGAAGCTGGAAGACCCGACACAGAACGAAATTGAACTTAGCGGATACGCAGACGGAAATCCGCTGCGTTTCTGATGCAGAAAGGAGGGAAACAGAACGATGGCAGACTATACGCTTTCGGCAAAGATCACCGGTGATGCGTCCAAGTTTCAGAAAGCTATGCAGCAGGCGGAAACGTCTATGCAGAAGCTGAACCAGAAATTCGGCAGTTTTGGCGGGGCACTGGAAACACTGGGCGGGAAAATGACATCAGCCGGCACCAAGATCACGGCTCTGGAAGCTGCGGCAGGCGGGGCGGCGGTGGCTCTCGGCACACAGGCGGTAAAAGCCGGAGCGTCCTTTGAAGCTGAGATGTCCAAGGTTTCCGCAATTTCCGGCAGTACCGGCAACGATTTGAAATCCCTCACAGACAAAGCCAAGGAAATGGGCAAGAAAACGAAGTTTTCCGCCACAGAATCCGCCGAAGCTTTTGAGTATATGGCAATGGCGGGCTGGAAAACTGACGACATGCTGAACGGCATTGAGGGCATCATGAATCTGGCGGCAGCATCGGGCGAAGATCTTGCGACCACGTCAGACATTGTCACGGACGCTCTGACGGCGTTCGGACTAAGTGCGTCGGATTCCGCAGAGTTTTCTGACGTGCTTGCCGCCGCGTCCAGCAATGCTAACACCAACGTGTCAATGATGGGCGATACGTTCAAGTACGTTGCACCGGTCGCCGGTGCACTGGGATACTCGGTACAGGATACCGCCATAGCAGTGGGCTTAATGGCAAACAGCGGCATCAAGGCGAGCCAAGCCGGAACATCACTGCGGGCGATCCTTTCCAGACTGGCGAAGCCGACCGAGCAGGTGCAGACAGCCATGAATGAACTGGGAATCTCTCTGACAGATTCCAACGGCAATATGAAATCCATGCGGCGGGTCATGGAGGACATGCGAGACGGATTTTCCGGTCTGACCAAAGACCAGCAGGCAAACTACGCGGCGACTATCGGCGGGCAGGAAGCGATGAGCGGACTGCTTGCCATTGTCAACGCCTCGGAAGAAGATTTCAACAAGCTTACAACTGCCATTGATAACAGCAGCGGAACATGTCAAGACATGGCAGACACAATGCTTCAAAATCTTTCCGGACAATTTACGATACTGAAAAGCCAGATAGAGGGCATCAACGTCAATGTGTTTGAACAAATGGAACCCGGATTAATGACCATTGTGGACTGGGCACAACAAGCTGCCACAGCGGTAGACGGCATGGTGACCGCATTTGGTGCCGCGAAAGATGCGGGCGGTGTCGGAAAAGGCATAGAAGCCGCAATCAAGGCACTGGACGGTATGGTGAGTGCCGGTGCAATTTCTGATGTGTTTTCCACAATTGCGGACAAGCTGCAACTGGTATACGACAAGCTGAAAAGCCTGAAGGATTCCGGCGTTCCCATTGAAAAAATTGCCGCTGCTGCGGCTGCACTGGGACCGGCTCTGGTCGTTGCCGGAAAAGCTTCCACAGTATTGGGCGGCGGCTTCCAGAGCGTTTCCGGTATCATCGGTTCACTTTCCGGCGTGTTCGGCGGAGCCAAAAGCGAAATATCAGGGCTGGCAGGCTGGTTCGGAAAGTTTAGCGGACTGCTGAAAAATGCAAAAGGTTCGCTGCTGGCTGCCGGTGGGGCATTTCAAACACTTTTCGGGAAAATGAAGCTGATTGGCGGCGGCATTTTCGGAAAAATCGGCACAGGGCTGTCTGCTCTTGCTTCGAAATTCTCCGGCATCACCGGACCGATCAAAAACGTTGCCGCCCTGCTCGGTGGGAAAGTTTCCGCGGTATTTGGAAAAGTAAGCGGGGTGTTCAGCAAAATTGGCGGCGTGTTCGGGGCTGTCGGAGAAAAACTGGCACCGTTGATCAGTGGGTTCCAAGACTTCGCTGTCAAAATCGGCGGGGCATTGTCCAGTGTCTTGCAGGTCGCCGGCAGCTTCGGCGGGCAGTTCACTTCCATTTTGATGAAAACGTTCGGCTTCGGAGCGATCGGCGGATTGATTCTGGTGGGTCTGGGACTGATCCAGAAGAACTTCGGGGACAAAATCGGCGAAATACTCACCATGGTACAGGAAAAAGCACCGCAGATCATCACGGACTTCTGCACCGGTATCACAGAAAAGATTCCGGAGTTGATTTCACAGGGGGCGGCATTGGTAGGAAACCTTCTGGATACGCTGACAGCACTTGCCCCTTCCATTATCAGCGGCGGTGCAAATATTTTGGTCAGCCTTGCCGCCGGATTTGCGGAAGAACTTCCAGCTCTGTTAGAAAAAGCAGGCGGATTGATAATTTCCATTGTACAGGCACTGACTGAAAAATTGCCTGTGGTCCTGAATACCGGCATGCAGATTATCAGTAGTTTGGTGCAGGGCATTTCCAGCTTCCTGCCGGAGCTGATTCCTGCGGCAGTAGAAATGATACTGACACTTGCGGATAGCTTGGTAGACCAGCTCCCTGATCTGATCGACAGCGGTATTCAGCTGCTGGAAGCAGTGGTAGAGGGCATTCTGACGGCACTGCCGAAAATCACGGAAAAAGCTCCCGAGATCATTATGAAGCTGGCGGACACCCTGATCGAAAAAGGCCCCGAGCTGATTCTCACCGCCGCTGAACTGATGATAAAGCTGGCAGAAGGACTGATTCAGGCAATCCCCACACTGGTCGCTAAGATTCCGGAAATCGTCCAGCATATCAAGGACAAGTTTCTGGAAACGGACTGGTCGGAACTGGGGCGG